GCTTCAAAGGAACTGAGCCAACACTCGCGGAAATCACTGCGGCTGAGGTCGAGCAAGGTGTCGATCAGATCAGGGATTTGGTTGTTTCGTGGGGCTTCGGCGAAAAGCTCAATGATGAGTCGATCACAGCCCTGGTGAAGAGCTGCGTCGGTGTTTCAGATGCCGTGGTGAAGACCTACAGCGAAGCCTTTGGCAAGGCGCGCTTGGGAAACTGACCGCCGCTGCCCGTGCGCTCTATGAGTCTGACGGCTCCGCTGAACAGATGGCGATGTTCGGCTTCTCGCCAGAGGACTACGACGAAACCTTCGAAGTTTGGCCGGACAACTGGAAGGCCTTCCTCGTCATGGATTCGATGGGGACTCAGTGGCGCACAGGCGCATGCGGCGCAACTGGACTCGATTACGGCGTCCTGCCGAACGTGATGAGGCTCGTCGGTGTTTCGGCGAAGGATCGCCCAGGTGTGTTTCAGGACATCCGCGTAATGGAATCGGAAGCCATCGCGGTCATGGCCCAAGCCCGCGACAACAGCCCGTGAAAACGGGCACTTATTCAAGGTGAGTCGATGAACATTGCAGAACTCGGCATTAAGGTCGACTCGGCTGATGCTGCCCAAGCTGCGACCGATCTCGACAAGCTGACCAAGTCCGGTGAGCGTGCAGAGCAATCCGCCGTTGGCCTGATGAAAGAGATGGAAGCGCTGGAGAAGTCGTTGTCGAAAGGCGCGACCACTACGCAGGAACTGGCCAAGCAGCGCGAGAGTCTGGCGAAACTCACCAAGACCGGCGCTTATGGCGAGGCCGAATTCACCAAGATCACCGCGCAGCTCGATAAACAACAAGTGGCCCTGGCCAAGTCCACCCTGGACGAGCAGAAGGCCCTGAATAGTCTGCTCGGCGCGATCGACCCGGCACGCGCGGCCATGGGCAAGCTCGACACCCAAGTCGAGCAGTTGGGCAAGCACCTCGACGCAGGCCGGATCAGCCAGGACCAGTACAACGCGGCGTTGAGCAAGATCGACGGAAACTATGCGGCGCTGGAGAAAACCGCCACCGGTTTCGACCGGCTGAAGCTTGGCACCCGCCAGGCGCAGGAAAACGTCGTTCAGCTGGGCAACGCGTTGTCGTCCGGTGATTGGGGCAGCGGTGTTCGTGCCGTGGCTCAACTGGGCGCAGGTGCAGGCGCATCAGCTGCTGGCTTGTTTGCCATCCTTGCGCCGATTGCACTGGCCACTGCCGCCGTCGGCGCTCTGGCTGTTGCCTATTACAAGGGCAGTGAAGAGCAGGATTCCTACAACAAGTCGCTGGTGATGACCGGTAGTTTCGCCGGTGTTAGCGCTGGTCAACTGGGCGAAATGGCCCGACAGGTAAGCGCTACGGTGGGTACCACTGGCCAAGCTGCTGCTGTTCTCGCGCTGCTGGCTGACAACGGCAAGATCGCGGGCGAGAGTTTCACCGGCATCACCCAGGCCGCCGTTTCTATGCAGGAAGCGACGGGTAAGGCTGTCAGCGAAACCGTCGCCGAGTTCTCGAAGCTTGCCGACGATCCGGTGAAGGCATCTGCTGCACTCAACGAGCAGTACCACTACCTGACCGCCTCGGTTTACTCGCAGATCGCAGCACTGGAAGAGCAGGGCGACCACGCAGGTGCTGTGAAGCTGGCGACCGAGCAATATGCGGATGCCATCAACGAGCGCACGCCGAGAATCCTCGAAAACCTAAGCTTCTGGGAGAAGGGTTACAACGCAGTTGCGCGTGCGGCTGACAACCTGAAAAACATCGGTCGCAGCAACATCGGCTCCGATATTGAGCAGGCTCAACGTGATCTAACCCGGGCCGAGTCTGGGGATGTTGGCCTGTTTCAAAACAAGCAGGAAATGATCGACCTCTACCGCAACCGGCTGAATATGCTGGAGGACCAGAAGGCCGCTGAAGCAGACATTGCCAAGTACGACGGCGAGCAGGCCAAGGCACAGCAAAGCGCAGTCGTGGCGATGTCCAAAGTGGACGCGATCACCAAGTCTTCGCTGACCAATGAGCAGAAGCGCGCCGAGGCGATCAAGGATTACAAGAAAAGCCTTGATGATATCCGGAAGGTAGACCCGAAAGACTCTCGGCTTGATCCGGCAGCAGTCGCCAAGAACATGGCGAACCTCAACGACAAATTTAAGGACCCGAAGGCTGCCGCAGGCAGTGCTGACCTGACCAGCTTCAACAACGCGAAGAATGTATTGGCTGAAACCCTGGCCTACTACAAAAATGCGGACAAGGAGCTCGAAGCCTCTCAGCGCGCCGGGGTGATCTCTCAGGCCAGTTACACCGAGCAGCGCGTCAGCCTGCTGAAGCAACAGTCGGAAGAGGTTGCCCAGAGTTACCAGTCGGAAATCGATGCGCTCGAAGCGGCCAAGGCCAAAAAGGGCACGACCGCGGCGCGGGTCATCCAGATCGATCAGAAGATCGCCGATGCCCGCAGCGCCATGGTCAAGGCGCAGCAGGATAGCGACAGCGAACTGTCGATCATCGCCACCAACGAAGAAGGTCGCCTGCACAAGCAGACTCTGGCTGTCAGCACGTACACCAGCGCGCTGCAACAGCAGGTCGAGACGCTTCGGCAGCAAGGACTGCGTGCGGCTTCTGGCCTTGGCCAGGGTGACCGCCAGCGTGGGCTGACGGATCAGCAGAACGGTATCGATGACCGCTTCAATCAGCAGAGCCTTGAACTGGCCAACCAGTACGGCGACGGCTCGCGCGGTATGAGCCTCGATGAGTACACCCAGAAGCTGGCTGCGCTGAAAACCACCCAGCAGGACCTGCACGACACTGTGCAATCCAACTATGACGAGATGACCGCCGCCCAAGGCAACTGGAGCGCCGGCGCGTCGTCGGCATGGCAGAACTACCTGGAGTCGGCGCGAGATGTTGCCGGGCAGACGAAAAGCTTGTTCAGCAACGCGTTCAGCTCGATGGAAGACGCGATCGTCAACTTCGCCATGACTGGGAAGGCGTCGTTCGGTGATTTCGCGAAGTCGATCATTGCAGACATGGCGCGCATAGCTACTCGTCAGGCCAGCTCGGCGCTACTGGGTAGCTTGGTCGGCGCCGCCACCAGTTATTTCACTGGCAGCGGTACCGCCGCTTCGGCGGGATCTACTCAGGCAGGCTACAGCGGCGACCTTTCAGGCTTTACTCCGGTGGCCAGCGCCAAGGGCAACGTCTTCGACACGCCAGGCCTGAGCGCCTACTCGAACAGCGTGGTCAGCTCTCCGACCATCTTCCCGTTCGCCAAGGGTGCAGGACTGATGGGCGAGGCCGGACCGGAGGCGATCATGCCGCTGACCCGGACAGCCGGCGGTCATCTCGGCGTGCGTGCGCTGAGCGGTGGCAGCAGTGGATCGAACATCAGCATCAACGCACCGGTCACCGTAGCGATTCCAGATCGCAGCTCTGAGGGGATGCAGATCGACCAGCAAGCACTGTCGCAAAACCTCCAAACGCAGATGAAGGCAGCGGCAGAGAGAGCCGTTGCCGAATCCTGGCGCGCTGGCGGTGTCAGTTTCCGCAACGTTAACGGGAGGGCTTGATGGCGATCGAGACGTTTATTTGGCCAACGGAACACGGCGACTCGCCCGAGATTACTTATCGGGTGCGCACCGCGCAGTTTGGCGACGGTTACAAGCAGGAGTCTGGCGACGGTCCGAACAACAAGGTGGACGCTTACCCGGTTACCTACAGCGGCCCAAAGGCCAAAGTTCTGGAAATCATGGTGTTCCTTGATCGGCACGCGGGGGCAAAAGCTTTTGCCTGGACAACCCCGCTGGGTCAGCTCGGACTTTTCACCTGCAAAAATCCCGTCCCGACTCCTGTGGGCGGCGGTGTATTCAAACTCACGGCCACCTTTAACCGTGCTTTCCAACCATAAGGAACACCCATGCCGCTGATCAGCGACATCCAGGTCCTAGAGCCTGGCAGCGAAGTGCTGCTCTTTGAATTGGACGGTACGGATTATGGCGCGGACATTCTGCGTTTTCACGGGCACGCCATCCCGCATACGCCGGCCGAGATCATTGCCGCCGGTGGTGATGCGGAGCTGTTGCCGGCCAAGGCCATTTGGTGGCAGGGCA